CTTCCAAAATAGTATATTTTTACGTCTAAGTAATCAGTAAGTTTTTTAAAAAAATATTTTGCATATTCAGGCATTTCATTTCTAGTCGTTTCCATTACTTAAATTATATCAATATAATAAATTTTGATATAATTTTTCTTTTTATTAATTCTTTTTATTAATTCTTTTTATTAATTATTTTTGTCATCTTTTATAAAATTATGCAATAACATTTCTTGATTGTTATTTGTAATTTCACCAGCCATCATCGCGGACTCATACATTTTTCTAACTACGTCATTTGGCGCACCACTTCCAATTTTGATTAAATTATGTTCTCTCAAATATTTCTTTACATCATTAATATTATTTTTTTTTAAATCTTTGAATGCTCCTATAATTTTCTTTCTTGTTGCACGATCTTTCAGTAAAACGGAAACCATTCTTTTTAATTTTGATTTTCCTACGGTATATTTTCTAGAAATGGTCTTTTTAATTTTTTGTTTGATTAAAATGGTATTTATATTTGTATTCGCATTATTTATATTTGTATTTGTATTAAGATTCGCATTTATAGAAGGTTTCGTACTTGTACTATTTGTATTAGGAATCGTATTAGGAATCGTATTAGGAATCGTATTAGGAATCGTATTAATTGACTGTTTTTGTTTGATTTTTTCTTTTAATACATTCAAACGATTTTCACGTTCATTTGAAACATGATTATTTACAATCGTAGACATAAAAGGTTTTTTTAATGGTATTTGTTGTTGTTGATAATTATTGTTAGGTATATTTTTTTGCGTTTTATTCCAAATACGATAAGTAGGTTTGTTTCCACCTTTTAATACGCCATAAGGTACGTCAGGTGATAAATTGCTTTTTTTATAAGGAACATTTATACGGATGGGAACTTCGTTATTATTATTATTATTTGCTTTTAATTGCTCGGTATTAATAATTATCAACGGTTCTTTTAACTCATCTGGCAAGTCAAGATTTACTTCAGGAGTTCCTCCTCCTTCACTATGAATGGAATGATAATTTTTCACCGTTTTTCTCTCTAATTCTTCTTTNTTCTTTTGATGAATCAATGCATTTTTACTTTTTTCTTCATCTATTTTTTTTTGTTTGGAAAGTGTTTGTAAATAATTAAGTGAATCATTAAATTCATCCGTGTACGATTTTAAGTCTACTAAATCTGGTTTCAAATCGTTATTACTATTATTACTATTATTACTAGTATTTGTTTTAATATCTAATTTTTTATCCATGTTGTCAGTTTCTTTCTTTTTATGCTCTTTGATTCTTTTTAATAGTTTATTTTTAAGAACATTGGGAGAAATAAGAGGAATTTTATTCGGTCTTTCCTTCTTTCCTTTATTTTTTTTGGTTCTTGATAAACTAAATAATGCTGGATTAATATCTATGGTTTTATTCATTAATAATTAGAAATAAAAAGTATTAGTCATCGCTACACATTCATTATTATATTATTATACACATTCAATTAACAATAAATAGAACTATATAATTGTTTTTTCAAATCTTCTGCCTCTCTTTTACTTTTATTGTCACTATTTTTAATAAACATTTCAAAACCTTTTTCTAAATCAACGAATGTTATTTTTTTCTTTTCATCTTCCCCTTTGCAAAAAACACGTTTACTATGCGCTATTTTTACTTTTGCTAAAAGGGTTTCTATATCTCTACCAAAAAAAGGAAAATAATCCTTGTTTTTTTGAAACCATTCTATTTTAATATTGGAATTCTCATGAATCATCCATCCATTATCTTTGACTTTCTTTATAAAAATCTCATACATGTCTTTCGCTTCATAATCGTCAATTTTGAATCTCCATGTAAATCTTGAATCTAACCCTTGATTATAATTGAAAAAACATTCTTTTAAATCTTTTTCATAACCAGCAATAATGACCATGAGATTGGATTTATAGTCACTCAAAGATTCACATAGTGTATCAATACACTCTTTTGAAAAACTATCGCGTTTTTCTAGATTGCCTAAAGCATAAGCTTCATCTATAAATAAAACCCCACCTAAGGCTTCTTTAATCACATCTCGCGTTTTTAAAGCCGTTTGACCTAAATAGCCTGCCACTAAATCACTACGCGTGACCTTTTTAAAGGTGCCATTTTCCAAAATGCCTATTTTACTGTAGATGATACCAATGAGCTTCGCTACTTCTGTTTTTCCGGTTCCTGGTGGCCCATAAATTACGGTGTGCATAAAATCTCCCGACATATCTTTATTGACATGTAAATTTTGGACAAAATAGATAATTTGATCTACAATATTATTTTTTAATTGATTCATTCCAATCATATTATTTAATTCAGTCAAGGGCTCTTTTATTTTATGTAATGCAGTCATATTTATATTATATTTTGTGTATGGATCATCTTCATATTTTTCTATTAGTTTTAAAATGTCTTGTATGTTATTTATTTCTACATCAATCAAAACTTGTTGATTAACTTTGACTTCTTTTTTTTCTTTTCTTTTTATCATGTGACTATGAATAGTTTGTCTTTCAGAATAATATTTTTCTCTTCTGTAAGTATTATTACTATTATAAATATTTGGATTACTATTTGTATTATTAAAATCTTGATAAATATTTGGATTTTTCCATTCATTACGTAAAATAATATTATCTTCTAAACGTTGACCTGAAACATGCTCAGAATGCATTAAAATTTCTCTAAAATCAGTACGAATATTTTTCATTAATAAATCTAATAATTTTTTATTTTTATCTTCTTCTTCATCTTTTTCTTTACTATCTTGATTTTCTTCAAAAACTTTTTCATTAATAATCTTTTTACTAGTTTCTTCTCTCTTATCTAATGAAATTAAAAACTGATTATATTTGTTCAGTTTGTTTGGTTCAATGTAATTTTTATTTTTTAAAGTCATAATTAATATTATATTATTTATTATTATTAATAATCATTTATATTTGTTTTTATAAAAGATATAAAAATAAATATTTATTGGTTTTGTCTGTAAGTTTTTATGGCAGAATTATTTATCTAAATTACTGGCTCTGGCATGTATCCAGGGTAACCAGCATTATTACCTACATTATAATCTATAGCTGGAATTTGTTTAATAAGTAATTGAAGAAATTGTCCAAGTGTTCCAACAATAGATCCGGATGTTGCACTAAGACTACCACCACTAGATGAATTTACTGCTTCATTTTTTATTCGTAGTAAATGCTTAGTATTAATAGTAAATTCTATAGGAATAACCGTTTTTTTATTATTTTTGTCAATAATTGTAATTACAAGATTTAATGTACCTTCAATTATGGTATAAACTGGACCCTTTTCATTCGGATTTAAATTAGGTTTTACATTTTTAATAACTGCATTAACAAGACTTTGAAAAACATTCTTCAAAACCTCTGATAGAGAATTACCAGAACCAGATGCAGATGAAGATGTAGATGTAGATAAATTACCTGGAACAATAATTGCATTTAAACCACTAGTAGATGTTCCATTTTTACTAGTAACAGTACCACTACCACTAACACAATTTAAATTAATACTTCCACGAACAGAATCTAGTTCCTTGATGTAGATGTATACCATCTTTTATACAATATTCAAATAAAAAAATAAACGCAAAAAAATAATTCTAAATAAACGCAAAAAATATTACAATCAATTTAAAAACAATTTAAAAATAAATTGAAATATAAAATATCTGTAACTATGATATCAAATAACAGTATTACTAAAAAGGAAATAATGAATTCTGATAATTTAAAAGTAAATGACTTATTTGATATCGCAGTAGATAAATATATTGAAACCCCATGGAGCATCATAGAATCTTATTTCAAAGGCCAACATTTGGAAAGATTGGTAAGACATCAATTAGAATCCTATAATAATTTTGTCGGATTTCAAATTTTTAAAACCATTGACATGTTTAATCCTCTTCGTATTGCCTCTGAAAATGACTATGATCCTGTGTCTAAAAAACATTCCTTAGAAATATTAATTACTTTTGAAAATTTTCATATTTATCGTCCACAAATTCATGAAAACAATGGTGCCATTAAGTTAATGTTTCCTCAAGAAGCACGTCTAAGAAATTTCACCTATGCCTCTGCCATGACGATTGATATTAATATTAAATACATTGTAAGAAATGGACCAAATTTGGAAAATACCCAGACATTTTATAAAACACTTCCTAAGATTCATATTGGAAAATTACCAATCATGTTAAAATCAAATATTTGTGTCTTGAAACAATATAAACATTTTGATAATACGCAAACGGGAGAATGTGAATACGATTCTGGTGGATATTTCATTATTAACGGTTCAGAAAAGACTGTCTTAGGCCAAGAACGTGCTGCTGAGAACCGTGTCTATTGTTTTAATGTTTCTAAAAATAATACAAAATATTCCTGGATGGCCGAATTGAAATCCGTGCCTGATTTTAAATGTATTTCTCCAAAACAAATCAACATGATGCTCAGTTCAAAAAATAATGGTTTTGGTCATCCAATTTGTTTGCAAATTCCTCGTATTAAAGTGCCAATTCCATTATTTATTGTATTTCGTGCATTAGGAGTAATTTCAGATGAAGAAATATGTGATAAAGTTGTCTTATCTATTGAAAATGAAAAAAATAAACAGATGTTGGAGGCATTACAAGCGTCTATTATTGAAGCAAATACGCATTTAACCAAAGAATCATGTATTAAATATATTACGAGTCATGCCATGTATACTCCTATTAACGTGGATAAAGAAACCGGAATTATGAAAAAACATGATTTTACAATGGATATTTTAAACAATGATTTATTTCCACATTGTCAAAACCCAAGTCAAAAAATATATTTTCTTGGATACATGGCAAATCAATTATTGTGTGCTTCTTTTGAAATTAAAAAGCAAGATGACAGAGATTCTTATCTAAATAAGAGAATTGATTTAACGGGAAGTTTATTAAATAATCTTTTCAGAAATTATTTCAATAAGTTAGTAAAAGATATGGAAAAACAAGTTCTGAGAGAAATCAATACTGGATCATGGAAGTCAACCGATGACTATGAAAATATTATTAATTTGACAAATATATATAAAATTATTAAATCAAATACCATTGAAAATGGATTAAAAAGAGCATTAGGTACAGGTGATTTCGGAATTAAACACACCAATTCCAATAAAGTTGGTGTGGCTCAAGTCCTAAATCGCCTAACGTATGTTTCTAGTTTGAGTCATGCAAGACGAATTTCTACACCCACTGACAAAAGTGGAAAATTAATTCCTCCACGTAAGCTGCATAATAGCTCATGGGGATACTTATGCCCAGCAGAATGTTTTGACCCAGAAACTCAGATTTTGATGTGGGATGGAACTTCTAAGTTTGCAAAAAATATAGTTATTGGAGATGTTCTTGTGGATGATCTTGGAAATCCTACCACGGTTCGTACCACCTGTTCAGGGATGAAGAATATGTATGATATTATTCCGGATAAACAAAATTTTATGAAACATAGAGTAACAGACAATCATATTTTGACGCTTAAAATACGTGGTCACAAATCTATTAGAAATTCGGATCGTAAAGATAGAAAATACACTCATAACGTAAAATATTTTGATCGTGAAGAAGTTGTCTTTAAAGAAAAGTATTTTAATTCTCTAAAAGAAGCAGAAGAATTTGTTAATAGCTTTCATGATGATGATACAATAGATATAACCATTGAAAAATATTTAAAACTGAATAAAAATACAAAAGATAATTTAGTTTTGTTTAAAACAGAAGGCATTCATTGGACAAAAAAAGATGTAGAAATGGACCCCTATTTGCTTGGTATGTGGCTAGGAGATGGTCTTAGTACTGGCTGTGGATTTGCTTTAAATTACAAAACTGACAGCGAGACGTTAGCCTATTGGGAAAAATGGGCTCTAGAAAATGGAGCAATTGTTACAAAAGGGAAAAGATATAATTTCTCGGTTGTTTCTAAGAAAAATAAAGAAGCTCAAGAATTGGGATTATGTAATAGAGTAGAAGAAGCTCCTCTTAAAAAATATCTTTGTAAATATAATCTTTTAAATAACAAACACATTCCAAATGAATATCTTACAAATGATAGAGAAACACGTTTGAAAGTTTTAGCTGGATTAATAGATACCGATGGTTCAGTTCGTGCTAAAGGCCATGAAATACGTATTTGTCAAGGTCCAGCAAATTACCAGATCATAGAAGATGCTTATACATTGGCAATGTCTCTTGGATTTTCATGTGGTGTAAAAGAAGGAATAAGTCAATGGACAGATGAAAAAAGTGGAGATAAAAAAAATAGCACTTATAAAGAACTAACTATTACAGGCGATAAAATTTATGAAATTCCAACCCTTTTACCACGAAAAAAATTAATTCCTATTGAAAATAAAACTCATTTAATCAGATGTAAATCTTTTATGTGTAGTAAATTTAGTTTAGAAGAAGTAGGTATTGGACCTTATGTAGGATGGCAACTTCATGATAAACGTGGAAGATTCTGTTTAAAAGATGGTTTGGCTTCACATAATACACCTGAAGGACAGTCGGTTGGCATTGTGAAAAATCTCAGCTACATGACGCACATTTCCATTTATTCCGACTCCAAGCCACTTTATGAATACATTATGCCAGAAATTATGCCAATGAATGAATTACAAACTTCTTCTCATCATATGTACGATAAAGTGAAAGTATTTATCAATGGATCCTGGGTTGGTTTAACGGATAATCCTGAAAAACTTTATTTGATGTTAAAAGATAAGAAACATAAAGGAATTATTAATATTTATACGTCTATTATCTTTGACTACAAATTGAAAGAGATCAGAGTGTGTAATGACGCAGGCAGACTATCAAGACCTTTATTACGTGTGAAAGGACGCAATATTCTTTTAACAAAAGACATTGTAAATAAAATTAAGAATTCTGAGCTAACATGGGACAATATGTTGACAAGTAGTGTTTTAGAAGAATCTATTTTGGAGTACATTGATCCAGAAGAGCAGAGTTGGTCAATGATTGCTACCAATCCAAAAGATTTATTTAATCCAGAAAATAAGATATATAGATATACACATTGTGAAATCCATCCAAGTACGATTTTTGGCGTATTAGGCTCATGTATTCCATTCCCGGAACACAATCAGTCGCCGAGGAACACGTATCAGTGTGCTCAAGCCAAGCAGGCCATGGGCGTTTATGTTACCAACTATCAGAATAGAATGGATAAAACTGCCTATGTATTAAATTATCCAACAAGACCTTTGGTAGACACGCGTGTCATGAATATGATTCAATTAAACAAAATTCCATCCGGAACGAATGTGATTGTAGCCATTATGACACATACGGGGTACAATCAAGAAGATTCTTTGTTAATCAATAAAGGGTCTATTGATCGTGGAATGGCACTAGTAACCGTTTATCATACCGAAAAAGATGAAGACAAACAGAAAATCAATGGAGATGAAGAAATTCGTTGTAAACCGGATATTACAAAGACAAAAGGAATGAAAATGGGAAATTATAACAAAGTCAATTCCAAAGGAGTGATTCCAGAAAATACGATTGTGGAAAATCGCGACATTATTATTTCCAAAGTGACTCCTATTAAAGAAAATAGAAACGATCATACAAAAGTCATTAAATATGAAGATCAAAGTAAGATTTATAGAACCAATGAAGAAACATACATTGATAAAAATTACATTGACCGAAATGGAGAAGGATATAATTTTGCAAAAGTAAGACTGAGAACCATCAGAAAACCAGTGATAGGAGACAAATTCAGTAGTCGTCATGGACAAAAAGGAACCGTTGGAAATATCATTCCAGAATGCGATATGCCTTTTACCAAAGATGGTTTAAAACCAGATATTATTATTAACCCACATGCAATTCCGTCTCGTATGACAATTGGACAACTAAAAGAGACGATTCTAGGCAAGGTTTTGGTAGAATTAGGATTATTTGGTGACGGAACATCGTTTGGCGAATTTGATGTGAAAGATATTTGTAAAGAATTACTAAATGTAGGATATGAAGCCCATGGTAACGAATTATTATATAATGGACATACAGGGGAACAACATGAATGTAGTGTATTTATGGGTCCAGTATTTTATCAAAGATTGAAGCATATGGTCAATGACAAGACACATAGTCGTTCAATTGGTCCGATGGTGAACCTGACGAGACAGCCAGCGGAAGGTCGTAGTAGAGATGGTGGATTAAGATTTGGAGAAATGGAACGTGATTGCGAAAATGAAAATACACCAATTGTTACCACAAATGGTCTCAGTATATTAATAAAAAATATGGGGTCATGTGACAATGAAGTTTTAGGTTGGGATGAAAAATCAGGTGAAATGGTTCCATGTAAACAATCCGATTTCCTTTATAAAGGTGAACGTGATTGTGTTCAATTAACTTTTGAAGATGGAAGAACAAATATATGTACACCAGATCACCCAATTTTAACATCTGATAATCAATGGATAAAAGCAAAAGATTTGGTTATTGGTGAACAAAAAGTGAAATCATCCGTTACTTATCCTCTTGCTGACTTTAATGAAGAAATGAAAGAATGTAATGCTTGGCATCTAAGAGTAGGAGATTTATTATTTAAAACGGATACAAAAGAAAATTATAAGAAAACATTAATTCTTGCCAAATTAATTGGTTATTTAATAACGGATGGAACGATTGTAAAAAATAAAAATAGTTATACTGCTTCTATATACTTAGGACACATGATTGATGTAAATAGTTTTCTGAATGATTTAAAATGTTTATGCAATATAAAACAAACAAAATATAATCATAAAAATTTATATGAGGTGAGAATTCCTGCCACTTTACTAAATCATATTGTTCAGTTAGAGGGTATACTTATTGGAAGAAAGGTGAATCAATCGGCCAAATTACCAGACTTTATTACGGATCCAGAATGTCCTAAACCAATTGTTCGTGAGTTTTTAGGTGGATTATTTGGTGGAGATGGACACACATGTGTTCTTGGAATGCACAGAGGAAAACGCGATTTACTTTCATCTATTTCATTTTCACAAACTAAAAATAAAATTTATATTGATTCTCTTAGTGAAATGATGAATGATATTAAAAATTTATTGGCAAGATTTGAAATAAATAAAGTTACTATACAAAATTTCAAAGAAACAAGTTATTCAAAAAGTAAAAAACTAGATGATAGTAAAAAATCAGAAGATGAAAATAATATGAACTATCAGTTAACATTGCATCTTGATATTAATGAACTTATTACATTTCACGAAAAAATAGGCTTTAGATATTGCTGCCATAAATCTCAACGTCTTGAAGCAGCAGTATCATACAAGCGATTAAAAAATGAAGTCATTAGACAGCATAATTGGCTGGTTACAAAAGTAGATGAACTTACAAATTTTAGTAGAATTAAAAAGGAAAATCCAGATAAAATAGTTCCTACTAAAAAGGCAATTGAACAAGCAGTAAATGAATTAAAAATAATAGAGCCTTTAATTCATACATATGCAATTCCATCCACCCATGATATAACAGATCATCTTATTAAAGGAACACAATTTGGAAAATTTACTAGCAACTCTTTTCCGACTGCAGAAGAATATATAAGAGAAATTGGCGCACTTGACTGGTTTAGAAATGATTTTAAAAATGATGACACTTGTTATGGTGTGAATCGTGATTCTACCGGTTTACCTACAATGGATTTGAAAATTATAGATATAAGACCAGCCGGAGTTAAACCAGTTTATGATATTCAAGTGGATGACACACATTCATTTTTAGCAAATGGAATCGTATCTCATAATTGCATGATCTCCCATGGTGCTTCTAGATTTACACGTGGAAGAATGTATGATGCCTCTGATAAGTATTCGGCATTTGTATGTAAAAAATGTGGACTGATTGCTTCCTATAATGATAAGATGAATATTCATCATTGCAGAACATGTGATAACAGAACGGACTTCTCTTATTTAGAAATTCCTTATTCATGTAAATTATTATTTCAGGAATTAAATACCATGAATGTAGTTCCAAGATTTATTACAGAGAGTTAAATTAACTAGACTTAAGTTTAAATAGTTTACCTAGTTTGTAGACAATCGCAGTCGTTAAAGCAAATAATATAGTACCCCATGTAGTATCCATTAAGACGGTTATAAAAGACCATTTGCTAAATAGTGACGCATTTGTAAATTCATACACTGCATAAATGGTCAAACCTAGTAAAGCGGCTTCTTGAACACTTTTTCTTTTTTGTATAATAAAATAATTTAATCCGAATATTAAAAAGATATAGGTGATAGCAGTATAAAGTAAATTAATTTTAATATCAGTTCCTTGAATGATTTTAATTTGATTATTAAAATATTTTTGTACGAGGTTCAAATAAATTCCATCTAAAACAACAAAAACAATTGCTGATAATAAAGATTCAATATGTATCATTATGTATTATATATCCAAAAAAAATATATTTTTTTTATAATTTTAGGAAGAGTATCATTATTATTAACAAACTTTTTTCGTGTTGTATTATATAAATGACATCTATTGGATATTTTAGTTCTATTGGTGGAAGTGGAGGTCAAGCTTCACCATTTGTTATTGATAAAAAAAATCCAGGGGGTGCAATTCAAGGTTATATGCCACAACAACTTCTAAAAGTAGACAAAGATTTTAAAGAATTTGAACAAATCCGTTTTACTTTAAAAAATGCATGGAATACTACTTATCCAAGTCAATTAAGAAAAAGTAATATTAAAAGTACAATTATCACACCATTTCGTGCTGTAAATAACGCAGGAGATTTAATGGGAAGACAAAATTTTTCATGTGGTGGTCCATGTCAGAGTTTTCAAAATAGACCTGGATTATATGGGTTAAAACAGCGTTTTGGTTCTATACAAAAGACATGTGTTCCATCTGCTTCTTATAATAGTCTTCAATTAAATGATTCTATTCCTGCATCCGCATGTAATGTAAAATATGTATATGATAGTTCTGATTACATTACTTATTTAAAACAAAGAGCAGTGAATAAGAATTATAATGATCTTACTTATGGTGGTAATGACTATAGTGGAAGTCAATCCGCACGCCGTGCTATTCGTAGATATTAAAATCAACCTTATCAACCTTTTTCAACGAAGTAAAGAAAAAGGTTGAGCCAAAATAGTTTCAGATTGTTTCTGTAAAAGGATTAACCAAAACAAAAACAAAAAATAAATATTTTAATTATTATTTATAATAATTAGAATAATGGACAAAGGACAAAGAATACGACTCAAAGAAAAAAATGCCGAAGACAATTGGACGCTAAAATCCAATGAATATATACTAAAATGCACTAAGTGTAGGAAATATAATACGATTTTTAACACGAATACGAATAATACAAATAATATAAATAATACGAATAATACAAATAATATAAATAATACAAATAGGAATCAAAAATACATGAATTGTTCTTTTTGTGGAAATCCAAATTACATAAAATAGATAAAAATAGATAAAAATAGATAAAAAATACATAAATAATTTTTTTAATTTGTTATTATAAATGACTACGCCGTATAGTGTAACTACATCTATTGGTTCTGTATCTTATGATAATTATGTAAATGCACCTATTACAGGACCATTAAGCACAAATCAAACCCCGTCTCAAATTCCATATCATAGTTACGGTACATTAATTGGAATCAGACCAACCCCACCACAATTTTATCCTTCTCAAGAACCTGTTAACGCCTCCATGGGTAGCAATGCAAGACTTCATTATTTAAGAACCGCGCAAAGTGCAAAGAGTTTAGCAATACAGAGAGAAAGAGCCATTGCAACGGCAACAGGTAATTCTTTTTTCAATTTTTCTACAGGAAAACGCTATGCTACTTCAGGTCATTTAAATTATATAACCCCAATTCCTTCGTCCATGTATGTAGATATTAAAAAAAGTAATGCTGTAGGGCAAAGTTCATACAAAGTAAATTTGCCAAACGATGCACCTATTTCAACCAAAAATTATTATCCAAGTGGGACAAGAAGCACCGTAAGACGTATGCGTTCAGGTGGTTGTGTTGCACCCAAAAAGAAAGGAGCGATTGAAAACACAAGTCTAAGAAACGGTGCGGTTTGTGCGTGGGGATCCATTGTGAGACAAAACTATTAGTTAAAATTACTATTTTTACTTCTTCCTTTATTAATTTTTATTTATAAATTTTTTTTTTTTAGAAATAAATAAAATATAGATAATTATTATAATGCCAGGTTTTAAATATCCCGTTAAGTATCCCGTATTAACTCCTACCTACGGATTAGGAAGTTATGGAAGAACTGCTGCTGCTGTTTTAATTAGTGGACCTAGAACCACCATTGGAAATCAAGGACGTATTTATGCTTGGTATAGTGCAAGAGGAGAAGGACAACAATATAAAGCTTATTTATTAAATAGTTTAGGACCACAACGTGCAACAACTGGAAATCAGTGGCCTCCTATGTTTTAATTTAATCTAATTTAACCTTATTTTATTTTATTTTATTTTATTTTATTTTGAATTAAAAAAAAGTAAGTTTATACAATGTATATGACAATCTATATCC